ATCAGTAACATCTTTACTTTTTAGGAAAAGGTCATTGAGTTGCTGCCATTGAAATACGTTAAGGTCTTTCCAATTCATACCCTTAAATAGAAAAACCCTTTCGTTTGTTCAAGCGAATGAATACTTCCCTTGTCCTGTGTTTCTTGTGTAGTGTTGCCAAGCTAAAGCAAGAGCCATTACGCAGTCATCGTGAAAGCCTTGCGGAGCGGAATACCGAACTCCGGTTGCGGTGTATTGATATTCAAATATTTCTAATTCGTTTACGATATGACCTTCGGGAAAGGTTATCTTCCTTTGTTGTATAGCCGAAGCCAATCCTTCCATTAGTTGTTGCTTTGAGGTAGAACTAAACTTAAACCCCGATACATTTAAGCCATCCCTTTGTAAGTCCTCAAAGATTGGATCTCCTGCCCCTGTTGAATCTATTAACATCGGGATTTTAGGTAAATTATTTATTACTTGCTTTGTCTGTCTCCAATCCTTTTGAAACCTCTCAAAGTAACTAACCGAGCCATTTTTATCCAAGCCTATGATTACTGTGAAATCCACCGACTTCGCCAAATCAATCCCAAACACAATAGGAGCCTCGTGGCTGACCTCAAATGTGCATTGCTTGATATAACTACTTCCGAAAGGATTAGAGGCGTTTTCAGCAGGATTAGCCATATATTCTTGCTCAAAGACAACTTCGGGGAGTTGAAGCCTTGCATCATCTATTTCCGTTTTATCGATGTATGGGTTATCGTAAGTGGTAAACTTAAAAGATTCCCAATCGGGTTCTCCAGATTTCAAGAATAAAGAATAAAAGAAGTTCTTTCCTTTGGGTGTTGAAATAAACAAGGCTCTTCCTTTGTAGTCGGTTAAGGTAGGTCGGATTGAATTAAGCCATCCGTTTTCAAGGTCTGGAATAAACGAGGCTTCATCTATAACCCCGAAGTGGAACTTCCTTCCTCGGAGATTGTCTAATCGTTCCCCTGTAAAGAAGTAAACCGCTCCCCCATTTGGGAACTTAATCGATAGTTCGGATTTATTAGATTCAAAGGGAACTGCTTTGGCTAATTGGTCAAAAAAGACACGAGCCAGATTATAAGTAGGGGTAACATAGAAAACCTGTTTCCCTTGTAAAGCATTGAGTATTATTTCTATTTGAGATAGTTCCGACTTCCCAAACCTTCGCCCTGCCATAACAACACGAAATCTTGCGTTTGAATCAAGAATCCTTTGTTGGTTAATATGAGGGTTAGGTAGTTCAATTTTCATAAAATGGTTTTCCCATTAACGAAAACAACCTCGATCTTTGAATCTTGGCTAACTTCTTGAATCTCTTTTGGTTTTCCGTAAACCCTCGTTAATAAGGTTTCCATAGAATATAGAGATCCCTTCTTTAAAGATTGCAGCATAGCGGTAGCGATAGTCAATTCCAAAATAGTCGCTTTAGGATTCTCTAATACTTGTTTGAGTTCTTCGATATCCATTGATAATAAAGCCTGTATAGCATCGTTTACCTCTGATATTTTATAGCCTTGTTCTTTTAATTGGCTTATGTATTTACGAGGTCTGCCATTTGGATTTGCTACTTCTCCCTTCTTAAATTGATGTTTTATAATGTCTTTCGCTGCCATTGTGCTATTAGTGTGCTATTTCTTAAAAGGTAACCCATTAAGGGTATTCGCTTAAAAATATAGTATAATCGTTACTGTCTTGGTATTTTTGTGTTTCTCTTGCCCATAAGTAATCACACTTACTTAATCCTTCATCTTTCATCTTTCTATAAGGGGTGTCTTGTCCTACATCGTGTCCTATATGTTCAGACCTTAAATCGTGCAAGTAGTAGTTTAAATGACCTGTCATTTTTAAACGATAGGCATAGTCGGAATCTTGCATTCCATAGGGATCATAAGCCTCATTAAAATATCCTATCTTTTCTATTGCTGCCATCGGTATTAAGACATTTCCGAATGAAGCATCTTGTGGGTGTATTTGTATTCCGTTAATTGTTTGTAGGGGATTGATTCCTTCTACGCAATGTATTCCGCACATTCCTGTATTAGGAATATTTAAAGCCGCTTCTACCATTCTTAAAAGCCAATTATCGGGCATCAAAATATCATTAGCCATTGTTACTATGGCATCAAAGGCTTTGCTTCTTGAGATTCCATAATTTAAGGCTCTGGATATTCCTTTCATTTCTACTTGAGTAAAAGAAAAGTCATACCCTGCATTTGAGAAATTATGGTTCTTTACTTGTTGAGTGAAGTCGTGTCTTTCGTAATCTAAAAAGATAATATTAACGAGCATTGATATCGATTTCTTTTACAGGTACTCCTGCGTATTTATGAAAAGGTTTTAGAATAGATTTCTTTCCTACAAAAGCCGAAGCACCAATCATACACCCTTCGGGTATTCTTAACTTCTGATGTATAACTGCGTTTAGTCCTATGTTACAATTTCTTTCGATTACTGAATGACCGCCTACTTTTGCTCCGCAACTTATTGTTACATTCTCGGCAAGTATTGCATCGTGACCTATATGCGAGTGCTTCATCAAATAACAATCCCTACCGATTACAGTTCTTTTGTCCGTACCAGAATCAACAGTAACCAATCCTGTTAATCTTGCTCCGCTCATTATTAGGACTAACCCTTCAATATGCTCATATCCTTTCCATTCGGGGGGCGAACCAATAATACAATACTCCCCAATGTAAGCACCGGGTTCGATAATTACTCCGGGATAGATTATTGCGGTAGGATGAATAAACATTAGTTACTAACCTTTAAGAATTTAATATCATTTACCCTGCCCACGATAATTTCGTTCCTTTCGATTATGTTTATTAATTCCTTTATTAGCCTTTCCTTTTCTTCTCTTTCCGAAAGATATCTTTCCAATAGTTCCTGATTTAGCCATAACTCAACTACCATTCATTGATTGATATAATTGTTTTCTTTTCTCGTTTACTTTAAATAAACTAAAGTTTGCAACTGCCCATTCGAATAGTTCCAAACCCTTTTCCTGTCTATAAATAGCATCTTCGGTAACTTTTTTAATCTCCCTATACCAATCCCCTTGCTGATTAACTTGTATCATTGGCGAGTTTAAATAAGGCTCAACATTACTACCGATAACAGGAATTTTCTTTGAAGCCGCCTCTAAAAGTTTTAGATTAGATTTCATTGAATTAAACTTCGTTGCTCTTAAAGGAACGATAGAACAATCAGCATCATTGTAAAAGTTCATATACTCGGTAACAGGAAGGAATCTTCTCGTGTCTCCTAACTTTAAACCACAAGTAAAGTTTGATATCATCCGATGCCAAATTGCAGCCGAACCCTCTCCAGAATCATCAAAGCCACAAAGTTGGAAATGAATCTTACTTCTCAAAGAAGAATCGGAAGCGACTTTCTTAAAAGGAAACTGAACTAACTTTATATCTTCTTCGTGAGTTATTGAGCCTGTATAAACAAACTTGACTTTGTCGGTGTATTCTCTTACATCTGTGAATTGGTCATTACCATACGGAAGAGCGTTTGGTAAAATAGCAACATTCGAGTTTATAGGTCTAATTTCATTCCATAGCTTTTCGTTAGTGCAAGTAACTAAATCTGCTTCTCTAATGTGATTAATGATTTCTTGTGTTGGGTAAACACTCTCTAAAATATGCGACCTATCTAATATCCAATAATCATCAATATCGCAAATCATTTTAAAGCCATACTTCTTCCTTTTCTCTAAAAGAGTTTCCAGATTAGTTCCTGCAATAAAACGATTAAACAAAAGAATATCGAAGTTTTCTTCTAATACTTCATCCGTTAAAGTATCTGTAAAGAAAGCATAAGTTTTCTCTAAATAGTAAATCGGTAGCATTAATCGGTGATAGCCAACTCCGCTTCCTTGTGTTGTTAAAACAAGTATTCTCATTTTTTAGGTCTGCCTCTTTTTTTCTTTACTTCTTCGATTGTGTTTTGGATAACCTCTGTTTGCACTTTCTGTTGTGCAACTTCAATATTATTTTGAACTATCGGTTGTGCATTTTCATAAAGTACAATTAATCTTTTTAACATATCAAATACACATTCCCCACACCAATAGGTTAAAGAGAATTGTGCATCTAAATACTCACGATACATTCTTTCGTATTCTCCGAGAACATCAAAAGGAATGTTACGAGTGAATCCAAGTTTAACAGATTCAAAATTAATAATGTGTTGTTTGCAATAATCAAGATCTTTTTGGTTCATACAAATTATTTAAAAAGTTTTTAAAAAATGGCGATATAACTCCGGCTCCAAACATACATACAACCGCATCAGTTACAATTTGCGGAAGGAAGAAAAGCAAAAGAGCAACCCAAGCGGTTAAACATAGAGTGCAATTAAAAGGTTTAAAATCTAAATGCCATTTAAATGGAAATCGATTTTGAGTAATAAAGTAAAACGAAAAAAAGTTAGCCGCTAAAATAATTTCAATCAAGTTCATTGTTTCTTATTTTATATTTTAAAAGTGTCTTTGCTTTACGAATTGTTTTTAGTAGTGAACGATAAGGAATCTTTGTTTCTCTTGATATTGCTAAAAGATTTTTATTTTGCGAATATAGTTTTAAAAGTTCCGCTTCATACCAATGCAGAATTTCCATTCCTTGCTCAAGTTTTGTAACTAATGTTTCATCATACTCTTCTTTTGATGATTCGTAGGTAACAGGAATCTCTTGGTACAATTGTCTGAACTTTCGGTAGAAATTGCTTCGGTCTGATTTAGCCATATTTAAGATAGTCCGAACAATAAAATACCTTAAATATCCTTGTTCATACATTCCGACTAATTTCTCTTCATCCATTTCACAAAGCACAAGAAAGACCTCTTGGCGAAGATCATCTTGCAATTCAATAGGCTGCATTTTGGATATTGCCTCATTGATATCTTTTGACTTATAAAGTTCCGATATGATGTTTTCCCGATGCAGAAAATAATGTTTTTCGTTTACTAATATATTTCTTTTTCTTCTTCTTTTAATTATACTTATTCTTATTATTATTCTTATTCTTCTTCTTATAGAGTATGGCATACCTATGCAATACCTATCAAATGGACATTTTAGGCTAAAATAATACCCATCCTAACTAATTGATTTATAGTAAGTTAGCATATTAAGAAAAAAACTTAAAAAAAAGTGGAAGAAATATTTGGTATGTATCAAAGAAGTGTATAATTTAGCTCTATCAATTAAAACAAAAACAATGAAACAATTAACAAAATCTCAAGTTGCTCCAGATTTAAAACCGGGTGATGTAGTTGAGTTTACTAACAGTAGAAATTTTAAACAGGTATTAATTGTAGTTCGTGCAGATGAAAAAAGTTGGTATGATATGTTTGGTGGTCGTAATAGTTATGGAACATTGAAACAATATATGAAATATACAGATTTTAAAATTATTTCTAATAATTAAAAAAAATGAAACCACAAGCAAAACTCGCAATCGTACTGATTTTAGTAATGTATCTTGTAGGACTTTTACAAGACATTAATTCACTCTAAAAACAAAACAAATGAAAATTCAAATCTCTGTCTCTGCCGAAAACGCTGCCTTTTTAATGGCTACCGAAAAGTTTAAATTCAAGGCTTCTTTCAATTGCGTTGCACCAAATGGATTGATAGTCCTTGATGTTTACTTCTCTCCGTTAGCCGATTCTGAAACTATTGCTTCTTCATTTTTTTATGCAGGAATGCAATGCTCTATTGACCAAATTAAAAAAGAAGTTTTTAACAATGAAAACAGTTTATCCCACCAACCCCTGTAAAGATTTTAACGAGTGGATTAATTATATCTACTCATTACTTAAAAGTCCGTCTCGTTAAGGACTTTAATCTGCAACGAAAAAGGGGGGGATAGTAATCTGGGTTTTGGTCAAAAATGCCCCCCTAACTTTTAAAATATACCGCTATGAACCTCAAAGAAAAAATAATACACTATTTAATTTTCGGTACATTAGCTTATACAATCTATATCTCGGTTTGCATCTTATTTGAATTACATTCACTCTATAAAAAAATAAAACAATGGAACTAACTAAACCAAACGAAGCCTTACAAGTTGCTTCTACGCTCCAGACATTCGTTACAGAACGAAAACTTACCGCCAACATTCAAGGTAAAAATTATCCTTTAGTTGAGGCTTGGCAATTTGCCGGAAGCCAATTAGGACTGATCCCTGTGGTTAGAGAAGTGAAGAATCTTTCTACTGATACTGAATTAAAGTACGAAGCAATGGTTGAGGTTATTCGCCTTACTGATTCGGTTGTACTTTCCAGAGGCTACGCAGTTTGTTCTAATAAAGAAAACTCAAAGAGAAGATTCGATGAATATGCTATCGCATCAATGGCTCAAACAAGAGCAGTAGGAAAAGCCTATCGGAATATCCTCGCTTGGTTGATGAAAGCCGCAGGTTTTGAAGCTACTCCTGCCGAAGAAATGGATTTTATAAAAGATGAAGTTGGGGATGATGGAAGAGATTTTTTATTAAATTTACTTGATACTTCTTCTTATGAAGGCAAGGTTAGGGATAAGTTGTATATTCGTATAACAGGAATTTTAACCAATGAGGATTATGAAAAAGCTAAAAAAGATTTATTGGCAAATCAAGTTGGGATTGATGCTATCCCTAATCCAAGTCAAAAGGATATTAATAGACATCTTAAAAACTCAATAAAATGACACGCACCGAAGTTATCACACTAACAGTATTTAATCCCGAAACAGAAATGTACGAGGATATTAAAGCCAAAGTTGAATTTACTTTGTATGTTGGTAGGATTGAACCTTTTGAGGCTGATGAATACGATTGGAATATTTTATGGATTGAAGGTTCTGATTGGGTTGATGAACAGATCGTAGATAAGGCAATAGAAACTGATTTCGATATTAAGAGCATTTTTTACTAAACCCCTGTTATATGAAAGCAAAAAACCCTTCCAACATTCAACGAGAAGGCAATTCGTACAGAGTGCGAGTTCAATCCAACGGAATCCGAGTAAGTAAAAACTTTACTTCGCTCCGTAAGGCTTTGCAATTTAGAAAGCAGTTGCAAGGTTAATGGGTTAGCCGGTTGGTGTAATTGGTAACACCTTTACTTTGTAAGGAGATGGGAGTTCGAATCTTCCACCGGCTCCGAATCAAAATTTAAAATTATGAAACTAAAAGTTTACAGAGAAGTCACGCTTGACCGAAAGTATTATTCTGTCTATGAATTAAAAGAGGATTATGAAAGCCTTATTAAAGTTTTTTTGTTCGATTTGGCAAATGAAGATGAAGTTTATCAAACAGTAATTAAATTCGCCAAACATTTAGAACAAGAAGGATTACCAGACAAAAAAGAATTAATTTACGAATCAATCTAAACACAATGGAAAAACAACAAAAAATCTACTGCGGTAGTGGTAAGAAAAAATCAGACACTTGGTTACAAGCCTCAATCAACTTGGACAAAATCAAAGAACATATCCAAGAGTATAAAGGTAGCCGATTTATCAAAGTAAACATCAATATTAAATCGGAACCCGATCAATACGGTAAAGATGTTTCGATTACTATTGATGATTGGAAACCAGAGCAATCTGAATTTAGACATCGCCCAGATCCAAAGTTTACACACGATAACACTCCACCCAATGACCTTCCGTTCTAATGGCTAAACTAACCCCACTTCCGAAACTTTTAAAGAAGGCTCAAGACAAATTCAATGCTCATATTAGAGAACGAGATAAAGAGTTAGGTTGTATCAGTTGCGGTGGCGAAGTACAACAAGCAGGACACTACTTTTCACAAGGTCAGCACTCTGCTTTAAGATTTGCTTTGCCACACGAAGTAGCTTATTTTAACACTAATGGACAATGTATTCGCTGCAATATGTATCTTTCTGGTAACTTAATTAAATACAGACAAGGACTTGTTAAAAGGTATGGCGAAGAATTTGTTTTGAGATTGGAAGAGGAAGCCGAACAACGCACAAAGAAATGGTCAAGAGATGAACTCGAAGTAGTTATAGAAACCTATAAATGATTTATGAATAGACACGAACAAGCAAACAAACTAATTGAAATGATTTGTGAGGAATATGGAATCACAATGAAAGATTTAAAGAAAAAGAAATCTGGTTTTCCAAATAGGTCAGTAAATAGAAAAGGTAAAGATGTAAGTTTAGCCTCTATAAGACAAGCACTCTCTTATTTTATCTTTATGCACTTTCCGTTAAGAATAAAAGAAGTTGCCTCAATGGTTGGGTATTCTGATCATTCCCCTTTATCTTGCCAACGAAAAACTATCGAATATTATATTAAAACAAAGGACTTTTATTTTTATCCTTATTATCAAAAAGTAAAAGAATATGCTGAATTAATCGGAATCAATACCGAAGTTAAAAGGTTAATATTACACGAAACACCCTTTGTGAGATATGAAAGTGATTTAGATTTTATAAGCAATTTAAAATACTATGAAAATGCCGAAAAGATTCGTTGATACTGATATCTGGGAGAAAGAATGGTTTATGTCTTGCACTCCAACCGAAAAATGTTTAGTTAAGTATGTAAGAGATAAATGCGATTTAGCCGGTATCTGGAAGCCTAATTTTACATTAGCGACTTATGTTATCGGAAGTAAAGTAGATGAAGAAATGCTTTTAAATATTGATAACGGAAATCAGTTTGAGCGTTTACAAGATGGGAAAATACTTTGCATTGACTTTGTAAAATTTCAATACGGAACAGAGTTAAACCCATCAAGTCCTATTCATAGAAAAGTAATAGATTTGTTATCAAAGTATGATGTGGAATACCAAACAAAAGAAGTACAAGGAAAAGGATTTAATAAGCCTACGATTGAAGATATTAAAGAAGAAATGTTAAACAAGTGGGATGATAAAACCGCTTCATATCAAGCAAAAAGATTCTTTGATTATTACGAAAGTGTTGGGTGGTTTGTAGGTAAAAATAAAATGAAATCTTGGAGACACGCAGTAAGCGGATGGATAGCACGAACAAAAATTGAACCTACAACCGAATCTATAAAACAAAAACTTTCTATATTAGGGAATAAAAAACTATCTGAACTATGACACCAAAAGAAGATGCAAAATTTTTATTTGATTATGCCAAGAATAAATATTATTTTAATTATGAAGATGCAAAAAGATTTTCTTATTTATATGTAGAAAATAAATTATATATATTAAAAGATAAAATAAGAATTAAACATTGGGAAAAAGTAAAAATTGAAATTGATAATATATGAATGTAGCATTTGAATATTTAAGGCAATTCAAAAAAGTATCCGATGAATCGGAAGAACTTGTTATGAAGGTTGTTAAAAAGCGTTACCCAGAAATATCATTGAACGAACTTGTAAATATATTTGAGCAAGGTATTACAGGAGATTTTGGTAAGGTATATTCAGCCGATCCAGAAACACTTTTAGATTGGGTAAGGACTTACACGAATAGAAAAGGACAACAACGCTCCTACTACGAAACGCCAATACTAACGCCAGACATTACTATTTATGACCAACGCTATCCCGAAAAGCAAGAGGATTGGAATAAGGAAGTAAACAAAGGTTATACTGCTTATTTGAATGGTGTATCTACCAGACAAATGCACCCGCATATTTACGATAGGTTAATGGTAGATGGTAAAATACAAATGAATGCTTATCTAAAATACTACAAGGACAAAGTAGATGAAGCCAAGCAAATGATTCTTAATGATTACTTTCAAGAACAAAAAAGAAAAGGCTTTAGTTATATTTATTTTATAAAAAGTGAGAAATGAGTTGGGATGAACTTTCTATAAAAGAACGGCAGCAATTATTTAATGAGATAGTTAATAATTCTTTTGTTGAGTTAAGTTTGACTTATGCAAGAGAATACGAAAAAAACCCTCGTAATTTTATTAATTGCTACATAAAGCACAAAGGAGTGCGAATGTGTTGTAATTGGATTGTGTTTACCTATAAATATATTGGAGCCTTTGAAGAGTGTAAACAATTAGGAAAAGATTTTACCGAGTGGGCAGATAGACAAAATGTAAAAGAAGATCAAAAGAAACCACTTGCTGAACTTATGTTAGTAATATATTCAATATTAAAAAAATGAGACAATTACCAAGAATAAAAATAGATGATGAATCCTATCAATATTCTTTAGAGTTTGTAAATAATAATAATATTGCAAATCGTGGAGAATTTGATGGTAGCAAAAGAAACCAATTTGTTGGCATATTAGGGCAAGTAATGCTTTATAAATATCTTTTCGGAAAATTACCGGAATTAGAATCTGGATTTGATAACGGAATAGATTTAGTTTATAATGATGTTACCATCGATGTCAAAACAATGGAACGCAAAGGATTTATGAGGGATTACTATGTGAATAATTTTGTAGCATCACAAGGTAAATATGAAACACAAGTTTTAATATTTTTAAATTATAATTCAGTAGAAAATATTATTGAAATTTGTGGATGGATATTTAAAAAAGATTTATTTTTTAAAGGAGAATTTTACAAAAAAGGAACAAAACGATACCGAAGTGATGGGAGTTATTTTATAAATGAAGCGGATATGTTTGAGATCCCACAAGGAAATTTAAAACATTTTGAAAAATGATTTGTAAAGATTGCAAAAAAGATAAACCAGAAACAGAATTTAACTTAACCGAAGGTTATCGAAGGAATCAATGTAAATCTTGCACGAAAAAGAATAGAGCGGTTTATTTGAACCCCGAAAGTTATTACAATTTATTTGTAGGAAAAGATAATTGGAAGGATATCTATTTTAAAAAAACTATCGTATCAAGAAACTCATTTTAAACAAATAATATGAAACCAAGAGATAAAGCAGAAGAATTAGTTAGAAAAATGTGTCTTAATGATTGCACAATTAAAAACATTGACAAAGCCAAACAATTTGCATTAATAGCAATAGATGAAATAATGGAAGCACTTGAAAAAAATGGTAGTTGGAATTATGATTATTGGGAAGAAGTAAAACAAGAAATAGAAAAACTATAATATGGCACAAACAGCAGTTGAATGGTTGGAAGAACAATTAAATAAATGGTCAGATGGAAGGTTTTATTTACCACCACATTTATTTGAACAAGCTAAACAAATGGAGAAGGAGCAGAAAGAATCATATTATAAGTTAGGTTATGTTCATGGAGTTGGTGATAGTAGGCTTACAAATATGATTATTGATAAAAACAAATAATATGAAAAGATGTACAGGGTGCGGAAGGTTAAGTAGCCAACCGTTAGGCCTAAATAGTAAAGGAGAGTATTACTTAACTTGTTGCCCAGATAGTAATTATAAGGATGTTACAGCAGTAGAATGGTTATGGAATGAATTATGTGATAAAGGTTATTTTAAAAAGTTACCAATATCTGAAATTAAACAAGCAAAACAAATGGAGAAGGAGCAGATAATAGCTGCCTTTGATATAGCTTGTGAAGATGATGATAGAATTGGTAGGGAATACTACAACGAAACCTATAAATAATTATTTTAATTCTACCAATCGAAAACCCATCTGCCACAAGAACCGAGCAGTTTTAGAAGATTCGTACCTAACTTTTGTTTCTGACCAATCGGGATGTTTTAAGTGAAAGTGTTCGTGTAGCAAATAAAGAAGATAGCGATAGCCTCTTAACCGCTCATCAATTTCCATTTTATTCTCATCGGTGTAAGCAATACCATAAGCCTGTTCCTTTCCTAGCTTACGATGTATTACTTGATGTATCTTCTTCTCCATAAAAATTAGCGGTATAGATTTCCTTTATTCCAATATGAATAGTATAAAGAGCCATCAATTTTATTTGCCTATAAATATCCTTTTCTTCTTCATCCATCATACCATAATCAAATTCACTCAACGCATTGATAGCATTGGTACACGCAGCAATATCTTCGTGTGGTGTTAAACTTAATGGTAAATCAACTGTTTCTTCCATTAGTAATCTGTTTTAATTCTTGGTATTCCTTTCCTACGAGAAAACTCAATAATATCTTTTTCCACTTCCGCTCTTGATTGCTTTCGGTATTTATCACAAAGGGGTTCGAGTAACTGAAGCCTCTCCACCGGTGTTAATACTTTCACTAATTCTTGAATCTGCTTCTTGATAATCGGGAAATCTTTGTGTGTCATATAAGTTTTGAATTTTTTGTAAATATACTAAACCATCTAGTAATTCCTCTTTAAAATGTTGTAACCATTCATCAAAAGATAGGTCTGTCCTATCCATCGAAGTTCCGTACTTACGAAGTCCTCGTTCTTCTCGGCTTTGAAACTCCGAAATAAGTTGGTCAAGTAGTTTACTCATTTTATTGTTTTATCGTGATATCTTCCGCAATCGGTACATTTGTATTGAGCCTTCTTTAAACCAGAAGCCATTATCCTTATCCTCTGTCGGTTTATTTTATGGCTACCACATTCTGGACAAGAACCTCTATCATCGTCTTTAACCACTCCAAAATGCGTTTTAATCGTATCGTGAGCCTTTAACTTCTGATGCACCTTCTCAAGAATCAACACATCTTGCATACAATAGCGAATCATTTTCTTCATAGCGGTTTCGCAATTCTTTAAAAGGATATCCTTCCAAAGAGAATAATCCGTTTTAATCTTTGCACCTACCCCTAGAAACTTGGCTATGTAATCAAGTTTATTGGAATTGAATTTAAACTTATTCTTTGAGATTTTAAAAGTATCAATAGTTGTATATGTCGGGAACATATCAATATTGTGGAAAAGACATCTTGTACGAATCCAAGGTAGGTCGAACATATCGGAGTTATGCCCTACAAGTTCGTGAGCATCGTTAGCGACTTTAATAAACTCTTGTAGGAGTTTTTTGTCGCATTGGTTTTTATCCCATCTTAAAAAGTGAACCTTCTTTTCGCCTTCCCATTTGTAGCAAATACAAATGATTGCTCGTTCTTTGACTATGTTTTCTGTTCCTATGTTCAGCTTGTAACCGGCTTCCCAAAACATTCCGATATTGGGAGAAACTTCGATGTCGAAGTATAATCGTTTTCGCATATAGGTAGGTAGATTGGTTTCGTTATTTTACCAACTCAAAGTGCATCGCATCATAATTCTTTATTTTTCCGTAGTTCTCAAATCCGTATTTCTCAAAGATTTCGAGCATTGGTTCGTATTCTGGTTTTGAAAATTGACTATTTGCCCAATTTGCTTTTAATCCGTTTCTTGCAGGATCAAGGTCTATGGCTATCCCCCAAGAATGTCTGCTCCATTTTGTTTTAGAGCCTCGCATTGTCCTAACATTCACACAACCACCAAAAATATCTATGCCTAACCTTTGAAGTTCAGCAAGTCCGTAATGCTTTAAAAGGTCATTAAATACCGAAAGGAAACGATGCTCCGCAAGTTCGTGGCATTGCATTTTATGTACTTGAGATTTTAAATCCCAAGCTATCCGCATCGGGTACGGAAGTTGAATTATCGTAAAGTTGTCGGGGTTGCCGGGTTGCCCGAAGGCTTTAATTATTTGAGCATCGGTGAGAAATGCCATAAAATAAATTTCTTTATAGGTTTGTAGAGTAAACGAACACAGATTGCAATTAGAAGCAATAAGAGCCAATTTAAGTGGATTTTAGCCTTTGCCTTATATTCTTCTACCTTTTCGGTTTGGATGGCTAATTTCGCCTCTAATAGCTTTATACGAGCATTATCAATAACTACCTTTTGGATAGTGTCTGTTATTCTAATGGTTTTTACTAATGTTTTAGTAAAGGAAAGCCTTAAAGTGTCGGTCTTGAGAATGTTCCGAATAATATCATTCTTTTCGTAAATAGTATCGTAAGTTATTAAAGTGTCGCTTTTGGATTGGATAATAGTATCGTTGGCACAATACCCAGAATTAATGACATATTCAGCGACCTTATCCAATTTTTCTTTATCTCGTAAAACCTGTTTAACAGGATTACAACTTAAAAGAAAAATACTAATTAGAAGATATTTCATCGGAAAAGAAGTTTGATATAAACTTTCCGAGAACCGCAATAACCATAATAATAGTACCTACTTTGGGTTCGCCATTCAAAATAACAATACTTGCACCGAATGTACCGGCAGCAGCAAGAGAATCTCCAAACATTCTGATTCGCTTTGGAGTAGGTTTGAAATACTCCTTTAACCCGAACTTCATTCTCTGTCTTGTTTATTTTGTAATTGAATGGATAAAGCATTTAGTTGATTAGCGATAGTATCCAACTTTCTTGATATCTGGTCATCTTGCTTTTCTACTACCGATACACGAATCTCTAATTCTTTGAGTTTAAGAGATACCTTTACATAAATACTTATTAAGCCTATTAAAATGGCTATTGCTTGTCCTACGAGAAATAAAACTAAATCGGTCATTTGTTATCTATGAGCGTAAATAATGCAGGGTAAAATTCATCAGTTTCAATACTTTCTAAATGCTCTACCTTTAAATCCGCTCCCCATAGTTCAGAAACATTAATCTCCTTTTCTGCGGTTAGCAAATCTTGAAGTTCTTTGTTAAAGTCGGCGACCTTTTCGGCAGGAATTTCTATCATTCCATCCTTTTCATCGCCCCACTTTTTCCAAAGTTCTTGTTTAGCCTCTTCGTAAAGTTTTACCTCTTCGCTTACGATTTTGTTTAGTCGCTGAAGGTAAACCTTTGTCTTTAAAGACATTTTCTGTTTGAGCATTCCTTGAGTAAGAACTTCCGTTTCTTGCCCTTGTTTGGTTACTCCGTTAAGTTCGTAATAGAGAGATAGAACTTCGTGCAATTTTAAATTCATATAGGTTTTATTTTAAATAGATTATGCTTCGTTATTTTCACTCCAAGGTAAAGGAAGTGTAACAATTTTCGGGTTTTTTTGGTCTGCGATTTGTGAATCGATGTTTGCTTTTAAAGAATCTACATCAAGACCTGCCTCAAGCCAAGCAATAACATCGGCTTCTGTTAGGTCTGGATAAGCGGTAAAATCAGTAGAAGAAGGCTCTCCACAAGCATAAGAAGAATAAACCTCTGCGGAATAATCTCCATCTACACCTTTGTAACGCCAATGTACGATTTTAACAACATCGATTAATTGCCCTTCTTTTGGGGCGGTCTCTAATGAACTAATTGTCCAAGTGTAATTTGTCATTTTATTTTAATTTAAATTTTTATGGTAAATATCCTGTTACTAAATAATATACTGTGCCATCGATTTCCACACGAACTCCGCTTGTATTTGAACCACCTAATGTTACTCCTGCCTCTCCTAATTTCCAAGGCTTTGCCGTTCCACCAGAAGGTGCTGCGGTTTTGATTGAGCCAGCAGTTACTTCTAAATTACCAGCCTGAAAAATATGATTTGTCATGGAAGAATTACCCCACATGGCTGTATTAGAAGCAGTAACAAGTGTTCCTATTCCTATGGCTATGGAATTATTTAGTTGTGATGCTGAATTTTTAGTGGCACCATAACCTATTAAAATCATGTCGTAATCTGTGGTAATACGTTTGTTTGATATGTTGTCTGTTGGGGAATATCCAGCACTAACACCAAGACCTGTATTTTGATACCCTGTGGTGTTGTAGAAAAGTGCATCTAATCCCATAGCAGCGTTACTATGCCCTGTGGTGTTGTAGTAAAGTGCATTCACTCCCATTGCAGCGTTACTATGCCCTGTGGTGTTGGAGTAAAGTGCTTGCATTCCCATTGCAGAGTTATAATACCCTGTAGTGTTGTAGAAAAGTGCTTGCATTCCCATTGCAGAATTATAATACCCTGTAGTGTTGGAATAAAGTGCATACATTCCCATTGCAGAATTATAATACCCTGTAGTGTTGGAGTAAAGTGCATTCACTCCTACACTTGTATTGTAAGCACCTTTATAAGTTTCTCCTGATGCTCCTACACTACTTGTTCCCCCACCACCAATAAAAATATTTTGTCCATCAGAGTTAGCACCATAATAAGTAGATATTGTTCTTGTTTGTCCTGATGTATTTATACCAAGAGTTCCCGCTGCATATACATTCCCATTCACTTGCAGTTTGTAATCCCCTGCATCTGTTGTGGTGTTTATTAGTAATTCTCCCCCATTTGTTATTCTCATTCGCTCGGAGGCATTAGTTTTTAATGCTAAATAGCCATTTGCGGTATTATTAAATTCTACATTATCACCTGATTGATATAAATATGTCTTTACTACATTATTAACTTTTAATCCAAGTATTGATTCAGATGTTCCATTTATTTCAATAACACCCCTACCAGAAGAACTTAATCCCGATGATGTACTACCTACAAGAACCTCTCCCCCACTTGTTATTCTCATTCGCTCGGTGTCAGAAGTTCCAAATGTTAAGGCATAACTATTTCTACTAACTAATGCTGCTATTAAATTTGGTTGGTCTGTATTAATTTGAAATGCTGAAATAGGGGTACTTCCTGAATTGATATTAAAATTTGTTACGAAAGCATTTTGATTTCTTCCTATATTAATAATACCTAATACATCAAGTGCTTGTGTCGGGGAAGAAGTGCCTATACCTACGTTGCCCCCACTTGTTATTCTCATTCGCTCATTTGCTCCATTAGTTGCAAAAAGAATATCACTTGCAGCTCTTATTCCTAATTGTGAAACTGTTCCACCTGATACTGATGAACCAGAACCTATTAGACCAACATCTCCATCATATCTAAAAAATGTTGCAGAAGGTATTCTTATACTTCCATTAACATACATTTTATCTCCAATATCAGTAGTTGTTCCAACAAGTAAATTCCCCCCACTTGTTATTCTCATTCTTTCGGTAGAGTTAGTTCTTAATATCATATCATAAGCACCTATTGTACTTAAATATGTAGTATTTCCCCCATCTAATTCTGTTCTAAAATATGTTGTTCCTGAATTTTGTATATCAATACCTATATTAGTTCCATTGACTGTTAATTTATTGCTTGGGGAAGTCGTACCTATACCTACATTGCCAGCTAACGGATTCAATAATAAATTATAAGATGTTGTATTTGTTAAATTCCTTGACTGAATATATCCTAAATATGTTGCATCAACTCCAATATCAATAATTGCATTTCCATTTGATAAATTAGAAGCTACAATTGCACCTGATGGTGTAGAGCTATTATAGGTAGAAGCGTTATTGCTTTGTAATTTGGATGTCGGGGAAGATGTGCCAATGCCCAAGTTACCAGAGGCATCTAATCGCATCTTCTCGCTATTGTTATTGCTAAAGATGAGTGGCTGATTTGTAGCGGTATATAAATAAGCAGCACCATTGCCTTGCAATAATTGTAAAGCACCGCTTGTGTTCCCAACTTTTATTGAAACATTTGATGCACTATTATCATATACATCTAATTTTTCTGCAGGAGTAGAAGTACCTATGCCAAGTCTTCCCGAAGCATCCAAGGTCATAGCTTGGGTAAAGGATATAGCGTTACCTGCTGTGCCTGAAGAAGATATTAACCATTTGTGAACTCCATCTTGTTGACGATACCCAGTTGCATAATTACTTGATGCATAAATAAAATTACTATTATAATATGCATTTGAAAATAATGCTATATCTCCACCACCTGCTCCCCAAATTGAATTTCCTAATGCGCCAACTTCAATAGCTTTTCCTAAACTCCATGCAGAAGGGGTTACTCCTAGTCCTAAATTACCAGAGGCATCTAAACGCATACGTTCTGTATAACCAACACCTCTAAATATTAAACTTGAGCCACTAACTGGAGATGATAAATAAACATTGTTATCGGTGAACATAAATAATACGTTCGCTGGATTTCCACTTGCATCTTTTATTTGAAACTCCTTGTTATTTGCCATTTGAACTAACCCACCAAAATATGCACTACTCGTTATATTACTTGTTCCCGAAACATCTAATTTATATGCTGGGGAAGATGTGCCTATTCCCAAGCCAGTAGAGGTAAGACGCATTTGCTCACTACCACCAATAAGCCATTGATGCGTTGCTGCTCTTGTAATAAAATCATTATATGATGCTGCTCCAGTTGTATAGCTTGATAAAGTATTTGCAGCTGTTGTATTTACAAACTCAATTTGCCCTAAACTATTGTCATAAGTAAATTTAGAACCATTTTCAAATAACTGACTATTTCCTATTGCACTTGAACTTGTAAACTTGGGGATATAGTTGGTAGTACCGCTTCCGGTAATTGTACCCGAATCCAAATCACTCCAAGAGGCGGTTACAGTTCCACCATCTTGTTGCGTTAAAGTCAAAGTTTTAGTAGTAGTTCCGGTTACGGCTGCACTATTAATTTTATCATTATAAGCCGAATCCCAATTAGCTTGACTTGCCGTAGTAGGAATAGAATATCCGCTTTGTAAACTAACCGCTAACGTACCGCTTGAAGTAATAGGAGTTCCAGATACAGTCAATCCGGTAGGTACAGTCATAGCCACCGAAGTAACAGTACCTACATATTGGTCGGTATATTGAGGAATGTTTAAAGTATTTCCTACTAAAGTCGCTGCACCACTCGTTCCGGTAGTAGTTAAAGTTAAAGCACCTTGACCGCCAATATCCGAAAGAACTTCCGCTCCGGTACGATATTTAATAACTCCGCTATCACTAACTAAAAATTTATCGGTGTCGGTAGTGGCATTATTTATAGTAGAAATTCTTGTTTCTCCGGTTACGTCTAAAGGATAAGAAGGTGCTGAATTAAATACACCTAAACCTATACCGGTCATATAAACCGGTACAACTTGAGCATTATTATATCTTAAATTAAAACGATATCTTGTTGAATATGTTGAAGCAGCAGCATCGGTTGTGTCAATAGATAATTGAGTTCTTTGTATTACACCAGCATCATTCGGTAAACCAAAATGTATTCCGGTTGCCATACCCGATGCAGCCGTACCGCTACTTAAACTATGTGTAATTAAAAGTGGATATTGACCGCCATTAAATACCGGAGTTTTTTCTTCAATAATCATAGCATAGCCACCGGTTAATGTATTGTTTATTAAATATATTCCGGCAGCGGTAGGATAACTTCCAGTGTTGGTTGTATAGTTTACATATACTCCGTAACCATCCGTTTTTTTAACTTCAACTAATGAAGTAGCATCAGGAGTGCTTGTATTGATTCCTACGTTTGTTCCGTTATCAAAAATTTGAGAATTACCTAACGTAGTTGAACCCGAAAATTTAGATAAATAATTAGTAGTTCCGCTACCGCCTACTCCACCAATGTCACTTAAAACTTGTGTTCCGGTTCTATATGTAAGTTGGTTACTTGCGTTTAAAGTCAAGAATTTATCGGGGTCGGTAGGAGTATTTGCTACGCTTGTAGCGGTAATAATATTAGAAAAGGTCTTTGCTCCGCTAATTGTTTGCGTAGTAGATAAAGTAACAAACCCATCGGCAATATCCGTTTCAATGATTGTCGCTAATGCGGTTACAGTCGCTTTATAGGAATAACCCGAAGAAGGATCTCCCACTAACATTAAATCACTTAACGCAGGGGTTCTACTCTGGAGTTCTGATATTTTCTTATTAGCCATTTTTCGCTTTTAAATAAATAGAATTATGCAGGAAAAGTGTATGTCGATGGAACTTGGCATCTGTCTGCGATATAAGGTAGTTCGATAGTAATATCCGCTCTCACTCCTGCCAACAAATCGGGAGTATCTTCAGTAAAGAAAGTCAAAGTAGCACTTAAACCTTCATCAAAATCAAAGTTATTGTACCTTAATTGAGCAATAATATCTTGGCAGATTTCTAATTGGTCACTCAAAACCTCGGTCTCGTTAGTGTCCTCTGGTAGCATCCTATCAAAGAAATATAAAGAAAAATTTAAAGTAACATTCCTTTCGCCTACATTACCACCTGTTAAATCAAAGAACAACGAAGGATAAATATTCTCCGTTCCCCTTGATAGGTAATCCGACAAGTCACCGAAGTAAACGCTTTTTATCTGCTTGTGAGCATTTCCGAGGCTTGTTATCTGTGCTACTATCTGATTGAGCGTTAGTGCCATTTTCTTGTTTTTGTAAGTAAAGCCGCAGCTTTTTTTGATTTTTAAGAGAATAGGTTTTATTCGCCACAACAACGATTTATATTACCTTGATATTTTTCTTCAAAACTCTTGCCTCTACAACAATCGGAATCATCCAACCAAATCGAAGTAGTATAGGCTTGTCTTTCGGGAACCATCGTATCGTAAGTAGAACCCGGATTGTTATATTCTGGAAAAGTATTATATCCGCTTCTATCAATTAAATACTTAACTAATCTTTGTTTGTAGAACTCGGCTCTTGCTCTATATCTATCCGCTACATCAATAATCTCCGCAGCCGAAGGATTCTCTTGCCCTTCTCCAGATTTACGAACCATTCCCTTATTATAGAATTGATAACTCAATCCCATAGGAAGTTCACTCATTACATAATAAACGAGTGTCGGTGTTATGTAAGTATCTAAAAGGCTCGTTTCAATTTGTGTCAGATTGTTATTAGCAATCCCATCTTGCAACCTTTCGTATAAAGCCGTTCCCAAAGCAGGAAGGATATACATATCTTGTGCGGTTAAGATTTCTGGATTCACTAACTTTTCATCCACATTATTGTGAAGTCCTGTTCTGTCTTTAATAGTATCTACTGAAATAAAAAGTATGTTCCTGCTCATTTCTTATTTTTTAACAACTACAACTGCGTTCCAAGTGTGTCTGCATTTAGGAGAGTGAATGTTCGTATCGGGTAAAGTCCACCAACCACCGGCACGAGCAAACACATCATATCCTAACCTTGCACTAATTTGTTCGATTTCGCCTCTTGTATAAAGTTTTTTCAAACTCATTAATCTTTGGCAAAAAGGTCTGGAAGTATTCATATTCCTATCCTTTGAGGTAGTTCTTAAATAATCCCAAGAATACTCATAACGAACCAAAAAACTTGTCTTTAAAGGCTTATCTAAAATCTCATTTAAAGGCTTTAATAACTTACTGATTTGAGTATCTACATCGTACTCAAGAATCTCCAAAGCCACCATTTTATTGATCCTGCTTCTTACTTCATCCTCTTCGATATCTAAAGCCTTGGCAATATCAAAAGGTGGAATACGCTTGTTTTTAGCGATTGTATCAAGGATTTTCTTGTCGATAGTATCATCTAACACCTCATCTCTAAAAGCTAATTCTTGAGCCTCTAAATCGCCTACAAACACCTTTTTACGAGCCACTACATTAAAACCTTCTTCCGCTTCGCCAAATTGACTAAATAACTCTATCGTGGAATCAATATCATCAAATCTTTGCTCGTAGGTTTCATCTCCTAACCAAGTGTTAATTGCTTCATCATCTAATCCGTAACCACTCTTTAACATTTGAATGGCTTGATTCCGACTAATCTTTCCTTTATTGTATTCACGAATGATCCGTTGGAAATTCTGCCATTCTCTACCTTTCATCCCCTTTAAATGCTCATTGATTAACCCTTGTTGAGTAGGTTCAACAGGTGTTTGGTATTTGGTCATATCAACACCAATCTTTTCAAGAATCCACTCTTTCGGAGCAAATTGAGAAATAACGCTTTCGCTAAATTCAAAGTTTATCGGTTCTACCGGCTTAATATAAAGTTCAGTAGTTACTCCGTTAATTTCAGCCAAGGAATTAAAAATACCCTCTAAATATTGTTGCTTATCGTTTACATAAGTATTCTTGAAAACCTCGTAACCATCTCTAATCTCGGAACGAGTACCCAAAGAACCTTCAACCAAAATACCAAATAAAGAAGGTGTAGTTATCTGATGTCCTGCAAATATATTCTGCTGAATCATTGTATCTACTCTTCCGAAATCTTCTTTAGTTAAATCACTCGCCCCTAAATCATCAACCGCAGGTTTCTTTGCGATATCTTGAACGAAAGAAAGAATAAATTTCTTACCATCTGAACCGCTAAATCTTTCGGTAAATCTTCTTTCAATATTTCTCTTTTCATCCGGTGTTGGTTCTCCGTTAGGTAAAGTAATAAGTTTACTTGCAGAAAACCCTGTTTGTGCATTACCCAAGACGTGCTTGGAAACCTCAACATCACTTTCAATATAATTTAACGCACCTATGTAACCCGGTAAAGCGTAAGTATCTAAACCCGGTCTGTATTCTTTAATGTAAAGAATCTGCTTACCCTCTCTTAAATCTTTATTATATCCTAAAACAACTTCTGCCTCGGCTTTTCTATCATTCCAATCTTTAATCCAATATTGAGTATTGTCTTTATTAGAACGAACTTTTGTATAGTCAATATGACTAATAGAAGCAATTTGACCACCAATTTTACTCCAAACTATCTCTAAATAAGCACCACCGAAAACCTCTATATCAATAGAAACTTTACGACTAACATCAGTCAAAGATTCATAAGGATTAGCCTTATTAATAAACTCTTCGGCTTTTACATCATCTTCTTTTGCTGCCCATCCATTTCCTGTAATGTAGTTTACCTTACCTTTTACAATAGCGTTATGTTTCGCACTTTTATTGTAAAGGCTTAATAAATAATTAGGGTAATCGTTTTTGTCTCCAAACTCGATATATCCTACACCCTTTTTTTCTTTGTATTCGGGTTGCTTTGCTTCCGCAAATGTTAATATAACTAAATTATCCATCATCGTACTATAAATGTGTTATTTGGTTGGTGTTTCGTATATGTAAAAGAAGTAGATTCCGAAAGCCTCATTATCCCTGTTTCTACTAATCCGGTAGCATTGGCAGGGTTCGTATTCGTGGTAGAAGTTTGTTCGTAGATTTGATATTCCCACTCTCCAGAATCTTGAGTACCGAAATAAGTATTTGTAACGATTGAGAATTGATTAAACCTATCTTTAAAAGCAGAAGTATCGGCAGCGTTTAGGATAACAAATTTAACCTCTATATTACTGCCCCTATGCGTAAAAACGAATAAATAATTCGGTGCTGAAAGTGTCTGTTTCTCCTTTAAAGTAAGGATAATTTGACTTGTTGCACCCTTCGTTAAATATATCATACTACTAAATAGATAAATCGTGAATTTTTACAATAAAGAAAAAGCCACCCCCGAAGGGATGGCTAATCTACCTACCTATAACGAACCACGAAAGCCTTATGATACGAGACCTGCGATAATTCCGCTATTTACTTCGGGAGAGAGTTCTTTCTCGCCACCTGTAAAAGTCAGAGAATATCCATTACGGTCTCCTTGTGCGGTTCCTGTTGCAGAAGTTCCACCGGTTACATCTAAACCAGAATAACGACCTAACAACCAATATTTGTCGTTAGCATCTTGAACAACTGCCATTAATGTATTTTTTGCAAGTAACAAGATTTCATTTCTTGTATTTGCTTGAAGTTTGTTAAGAACGATAGATAGTTCTTGAGCATAAAACACAGTTCCGTTCTCAACAGAAGCGGTAATTGTTTCAGTCAAAGCACCTGTATTCTTAACTAACTCATATTTGTAGAATACCTTTCCGGCTGCTTTAGTGATAGCTGAAACAATACCAGAAGCCTCTGTAACTGAACTCACATTAGCGTGAGCAATCAGCCATACCGCTTTGATACCGCCTAAACTTTCTCTGCAATCCAGAGTGTATCCTTGTGTTAAAGCACAAGCCATTTTATTGAGTTTTATATGTTAAGAGTGGGTAACCCAGAAAGATTACCCACCTTTTAAAATTAGATAATGAAAGAAGCGATCTCATCCAAGAAGGCAACATTCACGCCCATCTTGAACTCGCTTACGAAACGAACTTGATCAGCCTCTTTAGCATAGAAAAGTTCGAAACGCTCTTCTTCATTAAGAAGGTCAGTTCCCAAGAACATATTGCTCAAACGGATAGCATAAATCTTATTTACACCGTTCAAACCGGGAGTTGCTACAACTTTAATCGGAGTACCGGGTAAGAAGAACTCGCTATCAGCCTTACCATCGAAAGCATAGTTGAACATATTAGCGTTCTTCAATGCGATTGTATAAGTACGGAATACGTCTTGACCACACCAGATAGTCATATCATCTTTTGCTACAACAGTTGCAGGGATTGCTTTGTAAAGAGCATCGAAGATAGCAACTACATTCGCAGTAGTGATTGCAGTTGCAGTACCACCGTAATAAGTAGCGTTGTTAGCTTCTACCGCAGAAGTACCAACCAAAGTAACCAAACCTTGGAATTTGTTTAGGTTTACATTCGCACTTCCTGTTGAACCTTGCCAGATAGCAGTTTCAAGTTGAGCAGCAATACGAGCAGCTTTCTTGTCTGTATAGTCAGAAGCGAAAGCGATTGAATCGTAGCGGCTTCCCTCTGGTAAAGCCTTCTGCAAATATTTTGCTTCAAGGTCTTTAGGGCAAAGAGATTCGTTTACTTTAATCTTACCAACAGTTACAGTACGCTGCGTGAAAGTAGTTGAACCACTTGCGTTGAAACCGCAAGAGCCACCTGCTTGGAAGATAGCGTCAGTGTCCATAATGTTGATAGTCTCGGCAGATTTTACACCTACCATTACATTTCCTTGAGATTTAATCAAAGAAGCGGTTTTACTTCCTAGTACGGAAGAAGTTACCAATAGAGCTTCATTCTCTTTGGTATAATTTGCTAATGCTGAAACATCAAAAGCCATTGTTATTAAATTTTAAGTTTTTAAAAATTTATTTTGCGTAATTAGAAAGAAAACGAGAGATTTTATCGTTTTTAGATTCGAAATGCTTTGTGAATTGTTTAGGTTGAGTAGGAGCAACTGAAGGAGTTTTAGTAAGTTCGATAACTACATCTGTAAGTTCAGAAATAGCTTTTGAGAACTTATCGTTCATTTGAGCAATATTCTCGCTCATTTTAACTTCAGCTTCTTTCTTGTAACCTTTTAAAGCCTCAAGTTGTGCTTCCATTTCAGCAACCTTCTTCTTCATTAATTCAACTTCAGATTCAGGTGCTTCAACTTCTACTTCAACTTCTGGAACTTTGATTTCAAGGATTGTGCCTGTTTCATCTAAAACGATAACAGATCCATCAGCAAGAGTATGCTCTCCGGCAGGAGCAGGAACTTCGTTTCCGGCTTCATCTAAAAGAGTAACCTTACCGCCAACCTCAAGTTTATCAACCATAACTTTAACGCCACTCGCTAAAACATATTCAGCGAAATTGGCAACAGCGACTTCGGGAGCATCTACCGATGGCTCGATAGTAGCTTCAGCGAACATCGCCTTGATTTTTAATAATGCTTCTTGTGGAGACATAAAGAATTTACCCATAAATAGTAAACACTTATCTATGTGACCAAATAGAAAAAGGGGAGTGTGGAAACACCCCCCTTCAAACAAAACTATGAAAACCGAGCAAATATACTAAAAAAATTAGCCAAAAAAAATTAAAAAAAACTTGGAAAAAAATTTTGTTTTTCAAATTAGGGTTGTATATTTGTTCTGTAATCAAAACGACAAACTATGATACTTCCTTTCGTTCTCTTGATCGCCTTCGGTTTCACTCTGTTTTTCCACTTTGAAAATAGAGCCTATTTTGCCAAAAGATATTACAAACACTAAAATTTAAAAACTATGGAAAACCTAAAAAACGAAAAGTACATTAATCTGGGTTTTATTGGTCATAATGCCTATGCCCTACAAGGACTGTTTCCGGAATATACAAGGAAACCAAACGAGTATGGATATTTCTTAAATTTTGAGAATTATTCAGAACTTGCTTGTAATCAAGGAGTTGAGTGCCATACTAACTGTTTTGAAAGCGAAGCACACTTCTTTGAGGTATTAAACAGAAAATTATTATGTTTTTTCCTTGAAAAAAATTTGTGAATATCAAAATAAACCCTATCTTCACTCTGTAATTAAAAACAAACACTATGAAACACTTGATTGAAAAATGCGAAAACCTTGGTTTCGCTCTCGTTATTAACGAGGAACTTTTGACTGCTTGTTGCACTAAACTTAACTCAAAAGCCAAGTTTCCAAAACCAGAATTTCATTACCGCTTCCGTTCTTTGGAAAGAATCGAAGAGTATGTAAATGAGTTCATCAATCGGAAATTAGAGATTCAAAGTTGGAAGGAAAAGAAAAAAGAAACTATCAGAAAAGCCAAAGAAGAAATGAACCACTCTTTCAAGATTGGGCAAATTCTTTACGATTCTTGGGGTTATGAACAAACTAATATTGACTTCTACCAAGTTACTGCGGTGCTTCCAAAATCTATCGAAGTAAAAAGAATCGCAAGTAAATATGCAAAGAATCAACCAAGCGGTTACAGTTCAATGAGTGCTTTTGTGGTTCCGGTTCCAGATGCCTTTGTAAAACCTGCGGAGCGGAAACCAATTCAAGTTATGGTAAATCAAAATGGAAAAGTTAGTAAATACTACATCAAATCAAAACATGGTTGGATTAGCGAATATAACGCCGGAGAAAAAGGAATCTATGAAAGTTGGTATGCCTAAAACTTGGGGGGGGAAAAGAGCAAATTCCGGAAGGAAAAAGAAAAACCCCTCTTCTTATATTTCCTTTCGGGTTCCTATACAAGAAAAAGAAAAAATCTATTTAAAGTATGGGAAATCCATTCACGAATTATTCAAAGAATGGATCAAAATTATTTTGTCCGATTAAATAAATTTATTAAATTACATATATGGATTACGAATTAGTAATAGACACTCATTTCCCTGCTCCAGACAAAAAAGAGCAGCAACTCAAAGAATTAATCAATGGCAGAAAACCTGTCAATGATTACGAGAAAAAACTTCTCAAAGAACTACAAGAGATGAAAGAAAAAGGCTTCATCCCTTATATTCCAAGCAATTAACTTTCTTTTGCTTTCGCTAAAAATTTATTGTAGGCTTTTCTATCGTAAATAGTTGATTTTCCTTTAGTATGAGAGAAGATTAGCTTCGGTTTTTTCCCATTGTTATCGTATAGATGCAATTCATCAAATACATTATTTTTGGCGAACTTTGGAAGCAAGACCGAGATTTCTCGGTGCATATCTCTGATGTATTTTTCCGGTACATATCTACCGGTTTTTCTGGCTCTTTCTTCTGCTCTTTTTACAGATACTTCTGTATCGGTAGTAACATAATGAGCTACAACTCTTTTCCCGGATTCTCTTTGTTGCTTAACCTTATCTATGACACTCTGATAAGTTCCATCGCCTACCGCATCCACCACTATATCCCATTTGTTTTTAGCGGCAGTTTTTACGATGTCTTTTGAAACTTTTGAACTTTCTTCGTGTATGCGAGAAGCAGCCGAAAATTCTCTTCTATTAAGCATTTCCCTATATTCTGGGAATCCATCTTTAATGCCATCTGGATCTACCTTTAAAATTCCTTTGGGGAACTCAACAAGACCGCCTTTCTCAATAGAACTCTTACCCGTTGCAGGTGCCCCACCCATAAAATAACTCGTTCCTGTATCTTGATAATCTTTACTTCTTGATCCACCGATATAATCTCCGGCAAGTTTATTATGGAAATCTAACCTCTCTTCAGTAATTCTACCAGATTTATCGGAATAAAATTTATCTGTTCCGGAATTCCAATTATTATCTTCTAATATTTTATTTATTGTTTCTTTTGCGGCAGATTCGTACTTATCATTTTTTCTTGACCACTCCGGTCTTTCTACTTCAACATTGACTTTTGTATCTACCGGGTTTTCATTTTTTTTTACTTGGGGTATTTTACCTTCATCTTCTTTCCCGCCACCACCGCCTTTTGGTGCAAATCTTCCGCTTTCATCCCTTTCGACATCTTCTTCTTCCCAAAACATATCAACCTGCTCAAGAATATTAATAATGTCTTGCATCATTTTTTCTTCTTTAGTAGGCTCTGGAAGATTGGTTTTGTAATTAAATATTCCCTCAACAGAAAATCCTTGTACTTTGCCATCCTTAATCATCTGCCAAACTTCATCATTCTCAACTTTAAAAGAACCAAACCAAGAACCATCCTTTACATCTTCAAAACCTTTCATCGGTTTAATGCCTCTGTTTTCATCCACTATCCAACTTTCAAACATTGTGATTCCATCCATCACTTGACCAGAATCGTGCATCAAATTCACATTGTTTTGATACCCTTTTTTAAAATATTTTTGAGCAATCTTTTTAATAGTGTCTTTAGTAAATACAACATAATATTCGCCATTTGCATCGTTTCGGTAAATAGGAGTATCGGCTAACATCAAAGCACCGGAAATAATCCTTTCCTCTTCATCTTGAATGGCAAACTTCTGTTTTTCTATGGAGTTTATTTTAGCCTCTGCCCAACTCAAAGCACTCGCTCCACCCCACGCATCGTACATCAATTGCCCACAACCATCTCCGTAACCTTTTGATTTTTCAGCATTCTCTTTGTGTCTGGAAAGGAAAGAGTACATTCTTTTAATTGTCTCAAAAGATATTGCTTCGCCTTTTGCTAATTGATTCGCTCTTTGTTTACCGACAGGAGTACCACAAGAACCCCATCCGTTTTCTTCTGCCCATTTTAAAGCTGCCTTTGCGTTGTTACTAACGGAATCTGGATAATCGGAATACGAATCTTGGAAAGCTAAAAATGATTTCTCAATCGCAGGTCTATCTACGAGAGCAACAAAATCAACTTCGACATTAGATTCTAAATCTTCAACTATATCCAACCGGTATATTGGTAATTCTTTTTCCATAACTATAAATAGATTTTAACCTAATCTTGCCGCTCTGTTAATTCTTCTGATTCTTTCTTGTGAGTTAGTAACATCAGTTTCAAGCACATAGGCACGATTTGTTGCTGAACCTAATTGCTGAATAGCTTGTGCATTTAATAAAGTTGAAGCTACTTGCGGAGAAGGTGCAGGAGTAATCGGTGCAGCTACTTGAACATTTGGTGTTGCAGGAGAAGCACCGCCGCCAACTCCGGGAACTTGTACCGAAGTAATTGCTTTTACCGTTCTTAATCCTGTCGCAATTATTGCTCCTACATTTGCAACTTTTGCAATAACATCAAAAGGAGATGGCAAAGTAGATTTTTGTTTTATAGCTTCCGATGCACCTTGATAAGTATTTATTAAAGCAGTTGCAATTCCCAATGCTTTTCCTGCGACTGTATCTCTTCCTACAATAGTCGTTAAGTTTTGCACCGCAGCACCCACTTCCATAAGTTGCTGCTTTTTAAATTGACTTTCTGCTTCTGCTATTTGTTTTTTAGCTTCTGCCGCTTTCGCTTCAGCATCTACCTCTGCAAGTAAATTATTAGTTATAGCATCTAATTCATCAAAAGAATTTTTAATCTTTAAATCGGCTGCTTCTTGTTCTGCTTGTACTTCCGCAAATAATTTATTTGTTAAAGCATCTACTTCTGCCGCACTTCTTTGATCTGCTAATAATTTTCTGTCATTATCGTATTTCTGTCGTAATATTTTTAAAGCCTCTTCTTTTGTCTCTTCGGTAGCAATACTTCTTTCTATTTCTGCTTTTTCTCTTTCGTATTGTATAGCAACACGAATTTCTTCTCGCATCTTTTCATCTTCAATTTCAGATAAAAAGATTTCATCACTTAATTGTTGTGTCTTTTTGAATAAGTCAGCATCAGCTTGTTGTATTTCTTGGTTTCTCTCTTTTCTATCTTCAACAACTTTTTTATTTTCTTCTTGCCTTTTTTTGGTTTCCTCTTCTTGTTGTTTTTTTATTCTATTGGCTTCTTGGATATCTAAAACCTCTTTATCGGTTTTTAGTTTCCTAAATTGAGCCATTTCTTCTTCATTAAGTTTCCCTTGGGTTTTTAACTTATTGCGAAGAACATTTAATTCGTTTTCGTTTCTTTGTAATCTTAATTTATAAATCTCTTCTTCTTTACCACCTAATGCAGTAAGAACAGAAATTTGATTGTCAATATCTTGATTAAGTAATTTAGTAGATGCAGAAAGTTTGTTTTGAGCCTTTTCTGCTTCTGATGTTCTATTTGTCCAATCTATAATCTTATCAACTAAAACACCAATTCCAATAACCAAAGCACCTATTCCTGTCGCAAGAATCGCACCTCGTAAGGCTCTAAATGCTAATGAAGTTCCTGTAACTGCAACACCAAATGCCCTTTGAATTGCAGCAGCCGCTATCGTTGCTATATTATAAGCCTTCTGGAAAATTGTTGTGCTTTGTATTACCGCACTTAATTGTTTAAAGGAATCTATGCTTTCGCCCAAAGTTTGCAAACCTTGAGAAATAGCCATTGCACTTTGAACCTTTAAAAGTGTTTTTTCTACTTTATCACTTTCAACCCCGACTAATCCCAAAGCACCCTGTACCGCAGCAAATCCACCGGCAACTCCACTTAAAGTTGCGGTAAAGGCTCGAAATTTAGCATCTGGATTAAAGGCATCAGTTAAGGCTCTCGCATCTCCTATACGATCTCTTAAATCTGCGGCTCTTTTTGCCGCTTCAACCGCTTCTTTAGAAGTCGCTCCAAACTTTTCAGATAGCTTTGTTACATCGGCTTGTGCTTCTCTTAATTGTGCTTTTAAAGAACCTACCGATTTTGTTGCTTCGCCACTATCGACTTGTATTTTTAAACCTACTATTTCGTTTGCCATTATGTATAACTTAATTCAATTACTCGTAAAAATTCACATTTAGTGCTTTCGGGGTTCGTAGGGTTGTAGTCGATAACTTTATTTAATCTCCATAAAGCACCATCGATATAGATTAGTTTTGAGAAGTCTAAACCATAGATATCGGTTATCTTTAAATAGACATTACAAATTAAAAGTTTGCTATCCTTGTCTGTAATCTCTGCGACATAATCACTCCAGAAGCCATTAAATAAATTAGCAGAAGGATATGAAACCGGTAATGTAAAATAAAGTTCTTCTGGTACACCGAAGTTAATATCTGCCGTAGGTGCATCTGGATCATCTAAATGCCCACCATAACCATAATAAGTTAGGTTAGTAATTAAGTTCCCGGTATCGCCTTTCATATCCCAAGCACTTACTCCTGTAATTTTACGAACTTGCATTATTCGTATGTTATGGTCTATCGGATCTTCTGAAGGCGTGGCAGCACTTGTATTAGAAAGTTTAAAGATAGTGGGATAAATCTTATCATCTCCGGCATATCCAACGAGTACAGTTGAAGAAAATATGACCTCGGAAGTTTGTTTATCATTCGCAAATTGATACCCTGTATCTTCTATATGATCTCCGTATCCTTGAGCGTAATGTTTAGCGTAATCTTCATTATAGAAATCAGAATCACTTTTGTATTTAAACTCAAAAAATCTTCCGTTGAGTTCTGACATCGGTTTTAATTTGAAAGGTTTGCTGCGGTCTATTTTAGCAGTCCAATCTAAATGCGAAGCCGAGTAATCATCTAATAATAATAAACCTATATCATCTATTAATAACTCTTCTTCCAAGTCATTAACTTGTAAAAAATGAGCGGTTGTTGTATAGTAATCAATGAATGGAATAATCTTTAAATGCTTTTCCTTCGTTGAATCCTCAACGATATAAAGGTTAAACATCTTCATTATAGATGAAACAAAATCTCTCTGGTAGAATCCCCTCGGTATTCCACTATTCATAAAAATTAAACTACCATAAGCCAAAGGAGATGATACCGCTACATTAGTAGTTGATGTCAAATTACTACCGCTATAAATATAACAAGTAGAACCACCAGATAAATTAAATAACTCAAATTGAACAGAGAAATAATCGTTCGTTGCTAATGTTATGTTATAAGTTATTGTTCTTTGAAAATCTATTCTACCGGCAGGATCTCCGGCTATTACAGTTTGTGTATTAACTATACTTCCGTTCTTGAAAAAGTTTACTCTCAAAGAACCTGTTCCGCCTTGTGGTATTTCTAAACTTCCATCAATAAATAAAGTCAAGGTTGGGGAAATAGAACTTCCTGTCCAATATAACAATTCAGTACCACCCATTCCAAATTCATAACCGATTATTACATCTGGATTAGGGTAAGAAGCATCGGCAGTAGTAGATATAACGCTATTTATTGTTATTGGTTCTATATCTCCATCAAATTGCAATTTTGTATAATTACTTAATTGCTTTTGGTTATTAGGTATTACTAATCTTTTAAATAAGTTAGTATCAAAGAAAGGTGCTTCGTATGTATATCCTGTTCCTGTTATGATTTTATCTAAATACTCACGAACAAAAAGAGCAGGTCGGAATGCTTTATAACTCCAATGCTTTTTATTTGTGTGAACTTGTCCGTAGTCAATTAAAGGATAATAATATCCCATTCCCGATGCAGTAGTTCCAGAGGCTTGTTCCCAAGAAGCTAAAATATTTTGATATGTCCAATTATGATCATACGCACTAAAATCTAAATCTTCAAGTTTATCATTATTAAGAGCAGTAACAAAACCACCTAATTCTCCAAATACAACACATTCATATTCTATTGAACCTCTATCTATGGTTATTTCTAAAAGGCGAATAATACCTTTAAATACTTGTATCTTATCTACATAGATAACACAATTCGCAGCTTTGGATGCGTTGAAGTTGTAACCCACATTATCGGCGGTTGAATCATAGAAGTTACTTGATGAAAACTCGAATATGTGACCGAACAATTTGTTGTTAATTGCATTTCCGGGTAGAATTATAGTTTTGGAATAGTTAGTATTACGAGCAGAAAAATCTTGTATATCATCAATAGCGTAAGTAAACTCTGATGATAAATCTTTGCTTAAATCTAACCTGTTATCTTCTATGTAGATTTCAGTTATCATCTAAATTGTGAGTTTATTGGATTTCCTATTTCAATATCAAGTTCTAAATTATAATTCTTATCTGCGTAACGCTTTTTCTCTGCCCAAGTATTTGTTCCTATTTGAACAGGCAAGAAGAAATTTCCTCTTTCTAAATAAACTTCGGGAGAAGCAATGAGTTCTTTGATAGCCAAATAATCTATATAACTTAACCAATCGGAGATTAACTTATATGATAATTTTTGTCTCGTAGCAAATTGATTACTACCACCATACATTACACCATAAGTGTTTGCTCGGTTCATATAGTTACTTGAATATTCCCATTCTATTCCTTCAAATGAACTCTTTTCTATGTTTCTCGTTTGTCGGTTTACTGCGGTAAAATCCATTGTATCATATCCACCAAGTGCATTTAAGTAATGTAAAGCAACTACATCGTTTTGCGTACAAGTTAAATATACTCTTGCGGTACATCGTAAATTACCAGCAATCTTTACTTTTACATCGTAGTAAACGGTATTTGTAGTAATAATTGAAGATGCGATATAATCATTAATTGCTCTTGGAGAAATATCTAATAAAGCGAAATCTCTAAAATTTACATTCGCTCCTGTGTAATTTGTTGTTGTGCTTCCGTTCCATACAGACACATCAACAGAGTGATTTTTAGGAGTGTTCTCCGCATCCGATAAAAAGGAAAGGAATAAATATCCTGTTTGTAATCTTTCTTTGTTGAATTTGATATTGGCATAATCTCTGTTTGAAATAAAGTTTCCTTGATATTGTGTTTCGTACTCTAATGGAGTAAGATACATAGGACTTGTCGGAGTATAAAGATAATCTTGAACATAGTTATAAGCGAACTTACTTGTAGTGGTTAAATCTAAATAAGTAATTCCATTATATTCCTCGCCAAACTTTAACTCGTAATCTACATAAATATCTGATCCTGTATAAGAGAAAACTGAAGGGGTTACGATATCGGGTTTAAAATAAGATGCCCAATAATTTCTAATTACTGGAGCAACATTAAAAATACCTTTTGTTGAAGTAGGTTGAGGAAAACTTTTTAATCTTGTTACCAAGTTACCACCTACATAAATATCGCAAACATATTTGAAGTTTGTTTGACCTGTATTCGTAGAACTTAACACGAACCACAATGGAGCGTGTACGCTTGAATAAATATCTGGAGAACTATTGATTGTTATTGCCATCTTGTCGAATTAATATTTTAACATCTTGCCCTATCATTTTACTAATTGCAGTTGAGAAATCATTGCCAAAGTATTCTTGTACTGCATTATCAAAATACCCTGTTTTCTTTAATCCTTTTTTCTTAATATTTACCGCTACTGCATAAGCAATGCTTTTCTTTTTAGAAGCCTCGCTTACCATTTTAGATAGCGATTCCCTCTTTGCTTGTCGCTTCGTTATAGATACATCGTTTCTTCTTATTCCATTTCTATCAACCCAAGATGCAATGTTTTTAAGCATTGATCTACCAATCAAAACTCCACCTCTTTTATTTAATATTTTTTTAAAACTATAAGGAGATGTATTGTTTTTGCTTTTACCAGAATCAAAGCCTTTTACCCCTTTATTTACATAATCGTAATATTTTGCAGCCTTTGAGTTAGCCGGATAACCTACTGTAATAGAATATCCGTTTGCATCCTGTTGTAATTCTCCTGCTTCTATACCATCACTCAAAGCACCGGTATCATCTATGCCTAATGTATTAAGATTTTCTTTTACCTTTAAAATGAAATTAGAAGCCGCAGCAATTAATAATAATTCGACAGAAGGCAAACCAATAGCTTTAATTTGACCGCCTCTTCTGCCAACTCTACCAACGATTTGCCCTTGTGAACCAAGCACATCTAAATCGCCTGTCGCTAAATATTCATTCTGTATTTGACTAATACTTTTTGGCATACGCTTTCTTTAGTTGGTCTGCTTCGTATTCGCTTTTCGATTTAAGATAAGAGAGATCATTAAGGAATTGGATTGTAGGTAACTCATAAGCCTCTTCAAGCGTGATTCTTTCGAATGCAGCAACCAATTCGGTTTGGTATATCCATCCATAATACTGCATAAACTTTGATGAACCATCTCGGCTTGATATCTCGTTAGTTTGTTCTCCATCATCTCCCGAATCAAATAATCCTTCGAACTCTTTATCCAATTTCTGTAAACTTGATAAAAAAAAACCACGCTTCCAAGGACTTGCGTTATTGGTGCTTCTAAAATGTCCTGTGAGTACTGTTCGTGTTTACTTGCATCGTACTTATCCACTTTCCAACCGAATAATGTTTTCTTCATCGGCATAACCATACAAGCCGCTATTCTATGAAGATTGGCGTTTACATCTTTGCCAAAGTGTTTAGTTTCTATATAACGAGCCGCAGGAATCTTGCGAACATCGTAGATACACTTATAACGCTTTCCTTTGAGTTTTATGAACCTTTCTGGTTGTGGCTTGAGTTCTTCGTGGATAAAAGAAATAGCCTTTAAAAGCGGGTTTAAATCGCTTACAGGCAAAGAATCTATTTCGTGTTCCGTTAAGCCGGTACAAATAGAAGCAGCACTTATTGCCAAATCTAAATCAGTAACATCTTTACTTTTTAGGAAAAGGTCATTTAGTTGCTGCCATTGAAATACATTAAGGTCTTTCCAAGTCATACCCTTAAATAGAAAAAACCTTTTGTTTGTTCAAGCAAAAGAATACTTACCCTGTCCTGTATTTCGGGTATAGTGTTGCCAAGCCAATCCTAACGCTATCACGCAGTCATCGTGAAAGCCTTGCGGTGCTGAATAGCGAACCCCGGTAGCGGTGTATTGGTATTCAAATATTTCTAGTTCTTCGGTAATGTGTCCTTGTGGGAAGGTTATTTTTCTTTGTTGTATAGCCGAAGCCAATCCTTCCATTAGTTGTTGCTTTGAGGTAGAACTAAACTTAAACCCCGATACATTTAAGCCATCCCTTTGTAAGTCCTCAAAGATTGGATCTCCTGCCCCTGTTG